TAGAAATGTTGTCTTGCAGCAGCTGGAATCCCCAAACATAAGGAGGCCCAAGATACTGCATAGAATAAAGCGCTGCGTCAGACCAAACTAAAATCTCCTGACGGGTTGAGCGTGCACAAACAATATATGACCCAATGTTAAGGCGGTATTCACCAGACTGATTTGTTACTGCAGGAACCCATTGATAGGGGTTTTCTTGGTCAGACCAACGTACCAATAACGGATCAAAAGCAGTATTAGCGTCAGTAGGATCATAAGGGTTAGAACCAAAAGCTATAACAAAACGTTGAATTGCTGAGCCAATAATTTGATTGGTATTATTAGGTACAAACTGACCTGAGTACCCAGCCGCAGTTGATTCTACTGATAGTAATTGCGCTCTAGTTCCAAGACCACCAGCAGCGCCGCTTGGATACGTTTGCCCTGATGGTATCCAGTAATAAATTTCGCCGCCACGAGGGGCAAGAACTAAATCCTGACCAAAGTTATCATTAGTCCATATACGCAACTGCTGGGCAATACCAACGTCAGCTGCAGTGCCCCAACCACGAACTGGAGCTACAGGAGTACTAATAACAACCGTGCCACCAGAGGCTGTACCAGAAGTTGTTGTGTATGTGTTGCTACCAATAACTGTAGAAATTGTAAATGTATTAGCCCCAGTATTAGTTATTGGGAATGCCTTTTGTAATACCAGCCTGTTTATGCCGCAAGCATTCGCAGAAATACTAGAAAAATATACGTAGTCGCCAGTAGTTAAACCGTGCCCTGTTTTGGTAACAGTAAGAACAGAAACTCCTGCGCCAGTAGCTGTAAATGGGTTAGTAGGAGTTGTATCTACATAAGAAGGCCAAGTACCAGCGCCCCATCCAGTACCCGCAATCTCTACCTCTAAACCAGTATTGATTTGAAACGCCGCAATAATAGCAGTGCCGCCGCCAGCAGTAACAGTAGAAGTAGCCGCCGTAGTTGTAGTAAACGTAAATTGTGTGGAGGATACGTATGTTATCTGTTGCTCAGCATTTAATTCTGCGGCAGGAATGCCGCCAACTGCAGTAGACCCAGAGATAGTAACAAAATCATTAGTTACCCCGCCATAGCTAGCTAGCGTTACAGTAACAATATTGGAGCCATTTGTTGTAGCAAACATGTTATCAGTGCTAGGGCTTGTACTGTGTGTGTAAGTAGATCTGAGGGGAGTTACATCGTTATAGTTGCCACCCTGCTCAATGTAGTATTTAAGATTAGTTCCAATACCCAATAAGTTAGAACCAGACAATGTTCCCCAATTCCAAAGCGCTCGGCATATACCTTTATATACTGCATTAGAAAGACGAGTCCAACCACCTATTTTTTCAGCATTGCCAGAACGAAAACGAACTTTATCGCAATCAAACCAACCGCCTTCATTGGTGTAGTTTGTGCCCTCTTTATTGATGCCGGGCTTAAAGACTAGTTTTTGTAATGGCATACTGGTTTACCCTAATGCTTGCGTTGCTTTGGTTGTTTTTGCAATTCTATCATCTAGGCCTATAGTACCGCCATTGATGCGCTTGGTAATTTGACCATGTTCTTGTTGGTCAGCTAATTCATTTAAACCTTTTTTATTCCAAAACCATCCAGCCGACATAGCTGCATATCGTGGATCCAACAATAAATCAGGGTCAGACAAAAGGTCAACGCCAATAGCCAGTCCGCATCGTTCATAGTTTTCCTTACCGGTTAATTGAATTAACCCTCTTCCCAAATACTTAGAAGCCTCTTCTTCACTAGTATTTCCTAACCTGCCGTTGTAAACTTTACCTGCAATTTTTGCGGGTTGGCGTGCGTATTGATCTGCAATCTCTTTGGTTGAAAAACGACTAGGCCAAGTCTTCATAAGTCCTTCTGCGCTGTAATTAAGATTTTCCTGCAAGGTTTTAAAATTGCCAGACTCATGAGCACACTGACCTAAAAATGCCGCCTGACGTTTTATATTGGAAATATCGTATTTATCAAAAGTAGCCTGCAAAGGCTCTTCCCATTTAGAATCAATACCAAGGGTTTGAAGTGCATTACTCAGGCTCATTGTTATCTTGTCCTATTTTAATACCTGTAATTAAACCAATAAATCCACCGATGATGGTTTGAAAAGCTGAGATAATAGCCTCAAATATCTTGTCGTTACTAATATTGGTATCAAACATACCAACCATCATTGTGCCGACCATACCTACTATTACTACACAAAGAGTAATGGTTACACATACTGTTACAAACCCCGGAACTGATTCTTTACTTATCATTTCTTTTTGTCCATAATCTTTTCTAAACTACGTCCGCCAAAGTAAGCAGTCATTACCAACATACCCCATTGACCAAGCAGCTCTACGTAAGCACCCCTTGTTTCATGCCCTAGCATGGACATAAACGCAAAAAAGGTATAGACACCTAAAATAAAGATAAGAGTTAATGGACGGATGTTTTTAGCTAAGAAACTGTCTGTTGAAGCGTCTGCTTTCCAGCGGTCTGAGATGTTATTTGCTTCATTCATATCTGCTTGCAGTTCAGCAAGTTTTCCATCTTGAGCTAATTTTTGCAACTCTAGTTGTGCGGCGGCTTTAGCAGCAGGATCAGGAATCACCTTGTCAATGATTTTAAGACCAGCACCAATGATGTCATCTATACCAAACATAATTATTCCTTAATGCCCCAAGTTAAATACCAAGCAACTACTGCCGCTGCCGCAAAACAATAAAGCTGTACCCGCCTAACCGCCTTTAAATCATGCTGAAAATCTTCGTTGTTTTTGCGTTCCATATTTTCTATATCCAATTTAATCCTTAGCAACGCTTCCCATTCTTTAGCACCGTACTTCTTAACAAAATCTATTTTTAGTTTTGCCTCTTGGTCGCTAATTTGTTTCTTGTGGTTCCAATCTTTTAATGCTCTAATTAATGCCGTTTCTTTCTTAAACTCTGCTTCTCTAGCCGCTCGGCGTCTTTCTAGTGCTTTTGCGTTTGCTACATCTGCTGCGTCTTGCTGAACCCCTTCAATACTTTTAGATAGCCCTTTGGCAGCCTCCCGACTTGCATCAAGACTTCCACTAAGAGCCTTTACTCCTTCGGATATGCCATAAGGATCCACCATGGTTCACTTTATTTCGCCTTCTTTGCACGAGCAGTTCTAATAGTAGTTTTAGCAACAGTAGCTTTAGATGGTAAAGCCCGTGTCTTTCTTACTCGTGGTTTAGGTTCTTCTAAGTCTGGAATTTTTGGTTCAAAGTTAATCTTGCCAACCTGCATATCAATCTTAGGCATATAACCTAATCTGTCAAACACCCATGTAATTAAAAACATAGCTTTCCTTTTGTCATGCTTGTTGAATTGTTGTAATAGGTTGTAGTTAGCGGGGTGTAGAAGATGCTGGAACAGAATTGCTTATTGGAGCAGTATATTCAACAATTGCCCCAAAATCACCAGCTACACATCTAGCATAGATTTCGTGTGTATGCGGATAATCACCGCTTGCAACCGCAGTAAAAAGTACAAATTCTTTATTTAAATTATCAAAATTAACTTCACAATTAATAGCCGTGTGTTCTGCGTTTGCCCATACTGGGTTTTTTACTTGTGTGTAATTCATATTATTTTCCTTTTAACTAATCCGAACCCAAAGTCCAGTAGTTCCCCATCCATCACTTGTGCTTACCGCACCTGAAACACATCGCCATGTACCGCTTCCAACGGCAGAACATGCAGTTGTTGGCGTACCAATACCTATAAGTACAAAATCACCGCCTTCCCAAACAGCATTTGCACAAGTTTGAAATAAAGATGATCCAGCTAGTGTGCTATTTATTGGATAGTTTGTAGCATTTGCGGCTCTGCCAAGTATGTAACTACCAATTGCACCATAAGTGGTGTTAGTAATATCTCCAGTTTGTCCGTTAAGTGATGTAACACCGCCTGTTGCTGAAACTGTAACCGCACCTGTTGCTCCTGATACTGAAATGCCTGTACCGGCAACAACAGAAGTAACTCCAGTGTTTGTAATTGTATGTGTGGCAGTACCTGTAGTAGTTATTGCAGTGACAGAAATGCCCGTACCCGCAACGGCTGTAGCAGACACTACATTAGCATTTGTATTAACTGGCGCTACTGTTTGGGTAGATCCGTTGTTAAACGTTAGGGTTGTTGCGCTTGTTGTAATTGCCATGTTT